CCTTTAACAAACAAGTCTTTTAAGTCTTTTAATCTTGCAATAATGCCATCTAACCATGTAGGTAGTTTCATATCAACTGGAACTTCTTCAAACATATTGCCTACTCCAGCACCAGCTCCACCGCCACCGCCTAGATCTTCATTGTCTATTTCTTCATTGATTATATTTAATTCATCAATGTGAGCCGTTTGATTATCTAATTCTTTATTTAGCTTTTTAGCTTGTTTAGCACTTCCACCTAATGCTTGTCCATATTTTTCTTGTGTCTTTACTGCTCTAACAAATGTACTTTTACCAGTTAATAATGAAATTAATTGAGCAACGGCACTAATAGTCCTTGATATATAGTCAATTATTCTACTAAATATAGGTGCTATTATGTTTAATAAAGGTGCAAAAGCAGTTGCTAATGAGTTCTTTAAATACATAAATGAACTTGTCAATTGGTTCATTGAGTTTTGTGTTTCGCTTGAATATTTAACAAGGTTATTAAAACCTTCTTTCAAGCTATTGATAACACTTCTCATTACCATTCTAAGCACCATCAACTTGAATAAAGTGCCTAATCTTACAAATGATTTTCCAAGTTTATCAACTACTGGTAATGTTTTCTTTTGGTCATCAGCTAATGCACTAAAATGTTTTTTATCAACTTCACTTCCAAAGTTCTTAAGCGAATCAACAATGCCTAACATTTTTTCTTTAAATGATTTTGGGCCTTCTGTTCCTCCGCCTTCAGCTATTTGTTTTTTTGCTATTAATTCATCTAATTTCTTCTTAGTTCTATCAATTTCTATCTGCAACTTTGCAAAAGGCTTTCCTTTGGTATCACCAGTTGCTTGCATTAAGCTTGAACGTTCTTGAAGTGTGTTAAGCCTATTAGAAACCTTAGCTATTTCTTTTTCATAATTAGCTATCTCATTTATTTTTCTATCAAGTGTAGCCTTCTCGTTCATCAGCATTGTTTGTTCATTTGTTTGGTCTGTGAATTGTTTCTGTAATGCTGATAATTTTTCCATTTCTCTATTTATATCAGCTTGGATTTTTTCTCTAGCAGAGCCAACAACTTCTTTATTTTGCTTAGCTCTCATTTCAGCTATCTTGTTTTCAGTTTTTGCAATCTCTTTATTTGTTTTTGTTATCTCTTTTTTAATAATTGCCAACTGTTCTTTGAGTGTATCTGTTTCAATTTTAGTATCAAACTTTATACTTCCATCACTCATACTCATGCTCCTTTCTGATATAAAAAAAAGCAAATAATTAAATTTGCTATTGGTTTAATAATTCATTTATTCTGTCAATCTCTTCTTGTTCTTCATCAGTATATTTCACTTTGAAATCTATAATGCTTTTATTTTCCTTATAAAACTCTTGCTCGTGTTTTTCTAGCTTTTTTCCTTTTGCTCTTTTCTGCCTAATTCTTAAAACACTAGATAACATTCCATCGCCTATTTCACTAAAAAAACCATACCAAGTCCACCAATGAATGTGTTCTTTAGATCTAGTTTCCATTCCAGCAACTTTATTAACAGATGAAAAAATCATTGTTTCATCTTGCTCCCAATCAATCATTTTCTTGCGTGGTTTTCTGTCATCATGTTCTAAGCCACAATCCAGGTATTCTTTAGCTTTATCAAATGCATCTTGAAGATGCCCTACTGGTATATTTTCTATACCATACAATGAATCTAATGTAATAAAGACTTTATCTTGATTATTTAAATTAACATCATTCAGTGCTTTAAAAATTAAAAGTGCAACTCTAAAATCAGTGTTAATTTTTAAATCTTCACCACCAACATTTAAAGAAGTAGGAAGTCGCCCAATCATCTTTTATAGTACTTCTTATAGTTTTCTTGAATATACTTTTGTTTCTTTTCTGCCTCTTCTTTGATGTATGGTTCAATGATTTTGATAGCACCTTCTAAAAAGCCTTCAAATAATGTTTTTCCATTAATTGTAGTTAAAGGGCTTTGTTCACCAAAAACAGTTACTCCAGCACCTTTACCAAATATAAGGTCAACTTGGTCTAATAAGAATTTATTTAAATCACTAAATATTGTTAGTGTTTCATTTACACTTTCATCATCACTTAAATCAACTAGTGCTTTCTCATCAACGTTTAACTCTTTCATTTTTTCAGTTGCGTTGATTTTCGCTTGATTAACTCTTTCAATTAAATTTATATCTTTAGGATTAAACCTTATAACTCTTGATTCATCATCATTAATACAAAAACTTTTATAACCATCATCAAACTTAATACTTTGCATATTTCCCATTTTTCAACTTCCTTTCTTATTTTAAAAAAAAGAGGATTAATTTATATCAATCCTCTATGCATCTGGTGTGAATGTTTTGTCTGCAAGTTTAAATTTACCTTTCTTTCTATTACCCAGTTTATGAACGTTAAATGGTATTTGGTAACCAGTAGTGTCACCACCATAAGAAACTGGTTCAACCATAATATCTTCACGATACGCCACATATTCTCCAGATGATAATTCGATTTCTTCCCATAAATGAACTTCAACATCAGTAGTTTTTAAATCATCTAATGTTTTTCTATTATCGATAATATCTTGTAGCTTAGTAAATAAAGGGTCGCCTTCAACCGCATAGTAAGGTTCAACACTTGCTGATGGTTGATAACTATCAATAATAACTGATGTTTCACCTAGAATGTTATTTTTAGTTTCAACATTTGCATTTAAATCAACACTATAATCTTCTAAGTCTTGACCTAACCTAACATAAACTGGATTACTTGAACTAAAAGCACTATCAATAAAGTGTGCCATAAATTTTCTTTTAATTTTTCCAATTGTCATAACTTTAATCCTTTCTAATCATTATTTTTAAATTCATATTCTATCTGTATTTGTAACTGGTAACTAACTCCATCAGCAATATTGCCAGTAGGTATACCAAAGAGCATGCCGTTTGAACATGTAATTGATGTTATTTTCCCTTGTGTTAAAGGTAGTTTTTCTTCATCTTTAACAATCGGTATATCTGTTAAACTGTTTAGCCAATAGGTCATTCTCAATAACCAATTTGAATTTAATAACCTAACATAGTTATCATGAGCTTGCATATTTGCATAAATAACAAAGTTAGTTCTATATATTTCATCACCTAATATATTTTCTTTAACAAGGCTTGTTCCAATAGGATATACTCCATAATTACCTGGTTGTTCTTCGTTGTAATCTATGTGTTGATTATCATTAAATTCAACCATTAAAGGACTAGCACTTAATAAATCTTTTAATGTTTCAATTACATTTTTCATTTGCTCCTTCTCCTTACAATCTCTTTACAACCTTGCAATATGTCTTTCTTATGATCCTCTTTCATTCTGTGAAACCAATAAGGACCAGCCATTGCATGTTTGCTTGTGTTATATTTTAAACTTCTTCCTAATGGGTCTGGAATCTTTGAAACTCCAGGTCTACTCCAAAAACGACCAGTCTTTTCATCATGAAAAGCACCTTTTAAAGTTATAGGGTCAACATATAACTTCCCATAATACAAATATCTAGCATAAGGTGTGCTTTGGATTAATTCACCACTTCCAATAACTGTATGATTTCTTAATGATTTCTCTAACATGCCAGTATCAAAAGGGGTATAAGGTTTCATTAATTCAATACATTGATTATCAATATACTTTTGAACCTCACCACCATCATTTAAGCCTTTTTTACTCAAGATAATATCTGTATCTTGAATATCAAGATGTCCAACGACTTTTATTTGCATGATAATTCATAATGCCACATTTTTTCAGCACCATACTTTTTTAAATCGGCTTTAACAATGGTTTTAATTCCTTTTAACTTTAACAATTCACCTTTACTTTGTGATTTTGTTCTTTCATCAGTATTATCAAACGTAAAATCAACATCACCTTCAATAAGATAATCTTGTCCTATTGTAAAATTGATATCTCCCATAAGGTCATAAGTAAACATACAAAAAGCATTTTCAACATTAGCTTGACCAGTCTTTCTAAAGTTAGCAACTCCAGTATCAGTATAAAAACATTCTGGAACAAGTAACTTTTCATAGTTTCTACTTTTCAAAAATAGAGTGCATTTAGTATTAGTCATCATAATTAACAACCAGCATATAACATGCCAGTTGTAGCTAAATGTTCAACGACAATAGCATGCATATTGTTTTGCCTTTCTTTTTCAGTCGTAACCTTGTAAGTTCTAGTCCACTCTCCAACTTTTTCACTTTGAATGTTGCTAGCCTCACCTTGCACTCTATCTTGGTATAAATATTCAGCTAATGAACATGTGCAGTCTTTAACCTTGTTATCTTCAATATAATCATTTGCTCTTTGATGTGTTTTTAACTCAATAAATAAAGTGGCTTTGCGTGCATACCACTTAAAGTTATTTTCATCTGGAATTATAGTTCCTTGATAGGTTTCAGTATAATAAGTAAAATCGGCATACATAATTACCACTCCTTTATATCATTTTTATTTTTAGGTGATTCATATATTTATTTTTTAGTTGTTTTCTTCTTCGGTTCTTCAACTTCTTTAACTTCTTCAGTTGTTACTGGTTCTTCAACTTCTTTAACTTCTTCAGGAATATAACCAATTATTGTTGGTTTTCTTTTAATTTCTTTTGCCATATATATAAGCCTCCTTATCAATACTTTTATTTAAAAGAAAAAGCCTAGCTATTTAACTAGGCTTTATGTGATACGTATACTCCAGCAGTTTTGTTTTCATAAACGTGACCATATAGATTGTTATTTCTATAAGGGAATACATGGTCATCTTTATCTTGGTCTTCATCAGGACTGAAATATTTCATATATGTGTCAGTAGCACATACAACTGCACTTCTTTCAACAATCATAAAGTTAATATCTTTAGCACCTAAAGCTGGAGCAAAACCATATTCTGTTTCACCAGTCTTTAATTCAATCGCAGTTTTAAATCTGCTTTGAGGAACTTTAATAATATGCTCAAATTCAGCTAAAATCGCTTTTGATTTAGTTGTATCCATATCAATAATAGAGTTTAAAAACGTTGATGTAGCAAATAAGATTCTGCTTTCTTCAGGTACTTCATCATCATCAAGTTTTACTTGTGCAACACGTAAAGCAGCAACTGCACTAGCACCATCATTAATATCTTCAGCTTTCTTAGTAACTCCAGTTGTTGAACAGATTTTTGCAAATCTAGCCGCATCAGTTTCAGGAGCAACTTTTGTTCTAATAAATTCACTTCCTAATTTAACTAACGCAACTCCTAATGATTCTTTATTTGTTAATCTATCAATTCTTAACTTTTGAGAACGTTCTTTGTCATACTTAACAATTTCCCACACTAAAGTTGTGTCCCCTTTAGTATATCCAGTGTTTCTATCAAAGTCCCCTAATCCATCCATATCTAACTTAGCAATTTTAAGTTCTCCATGATCGCCTTTTTGTACTAATGTTTCATCACCTTCAAGGATTGAAGTAACTGATTCTTTCTTATACACATCATCCAATATAGGTTTATAAACTTCTGTTAATTCAATATTATTCATGTCTTAATCTCCTTTTCATAATTTTTGAGACTATTTCTTATCATCTTTTAATCCAGCTATTGCTCTTAGCTTTGCTATTTCTTCTTCTTTAACACTAGCTCCACCACTTCCACCAGTAGCACCTACTGGAGATGGATTATTGATTGGCTCTTTAGAATGATATAAATAGTCAAAATTCTTTTTGTTTTCTTCTATTGCAGTTTGAATATCTGCGTTTTGATTTTTCGAACTCCTTAAAGTTTCAACATCTAAAGTTGCAATAATAGCTTTTGCGTTTCTTCCACCGCTTGAAATAATTGCTCCATTTAACGCATCTAAAAAATCACGTTCAGCTATTTGTGCTTTGAATTTATTTTCTTTATCTTCAAGCTCTTTAGTTAAATCAGTGACTTGTTTTTGAAGTCCTTCAAAGTCTTTTCCATCAAAAGCTGAAAGCTTAGTCTTTGTTTCACTTAACTGTGATTGAAGTCCTTCAACTTCGGTTTTATGAGTATTTTTTACGTTTTCAATTTTCTTTCCGTATTCACCCATAATTGATTCGATTTTGTCATCTTCTAGTTGTAAACTTTTTAAAAATTCTCTCATCTCTTAATTCCTCCTATCGTTTGTTTTACGTGCCACGAACACGTGAGATTTCTTAAGCTACTAGTCCTATCGTTGCTATGTCACACGATTTGAAACATATAAAAAGACCAGTTTTCCAACTGATCCATTTACCTAATTAATTTTTATTTTTTTAATGCACTTAAATTTATTCTGTTACTTTGATATTTCAATCCCATTTCTTTAGAAAAAAACTTATAATCATTCATAAAACGTGTATGTCTAGCTTTATAAGTGATTATTTTTTCTTTATCTGCATTTCCTTTTTGTAATAAGTCTATCTTGTATCTCAGCAACCTTATATTGTTTTCTAGCTTTCTTTGTTGTTGTGTAGCCTCATACTTAGTAAATTCTTTACCGCCATAAACCCTTGATGATTTAGGAGTGTTAGCCTCTTCATTCATCTTGTCTAACTCTTCATCAGTGTACATTCGCTTAGAAACACCAGGAATAAAAGCACCATAATGATGATAGCAATTAACACCCATTAATCCCGTTACAGTACCTAAACCGCAAACAGTGACTAATTCTTCTTTGGTATAAACTCTACCTTGCCACACTTGATGTGTTGGTCTAGCGGTTAAATGATAACTAACTTCTGCATATTCAGTATTTAACTTCTTCATATTTTCATTACTGATATGTTCAGTTATTCGATTAACACCGCCTAGTATTGCTCTTCTAACCGC